AAATATTAATTTCATCTATTAAATTACTTCTTACACTTTCGTCAGAAAAGCTTTTGCTAATACTGTTAAAAATGTTTCTTGATTTATTTTCTGATAAAAAAGAAGACAACGCAGATGTTGATTTTGTCTCTGCTCTTTTTTCAAATTTATCAAGTGGCTTATCATCAAAAAATCCAATTATATCGAGATATGCTATTTTTGAATCAAATTTTGCAGGATTAGTATCTCTTTTAGCCCACAATTTATTTGTTACAAATCCATTATCCAATTTTACTGGAGTAAATAATATATCTTTTATTTTTGTTTTAGTTACTTTATCTATTTTTTCTCCCTTAAAATATTCATCAGTTTCTTCTATGAATTTAACATAAGCACCCTCAATTTTTTCCTGCTTTAACTTATCATCATTTGCTTTATCTTCAGCTTCTTTTTTAATTCTATTTTTTTCTGATGGTATATATTCGTCAAGAGTTGCAAGTGCAGCCTCCACCTCTTCAATATCTGACCCATCATCATACATCTTCTGAATATTCTTTTCTATTTTCTCATCAGAAAATTTAGTTAACAACTTATAATGAAATCTCAACAAATCCTTTCTCGCTTCAACGGACGCTTCCTCTTCACCTTTTACGTCAATATTATTTAAGCTATTTCTAAAATTTTCTATTTTTTGAAGACTTGTAATTTCTTGTTTATCAGCTCCTACTGACGTTAATTCCAAATACTCCTGATAACCCTTATCATAATTTTGTTTAAGTTCATTATTTATGATTTCAGTTTGCTTTTCGAACATTTTAACTATAGCAACATCTTCTCCCTCTTCACTAGCTATTTTTGCTATTTCTGATTCGTCAAAAGAAGTCAGTACCCCACGATTCACTAAGTCTTGACCTAAACTAACAGAAAAAAAGGATGGAGAATCTTCAATATTTTTATTTGTTTTATTTTCTATTTTGGAATCTGGGGTACCTTCTTCAATATTTTCTGCATTGTCAATTTTATTTTTTACTAATATATTTTCTTCCTCATTTTTACCATCCGCTTTTGCATTAAGCAATTCAAGCTTATCGTTAATGTTTGCACTACTCTCAAGTAATGCTTCGTCAAAATTAATTTCCATTCCTTCCATTTCTGTGTAAATTTAAAATTTATTATTTTTTATATAAAACATTTTATTATTTAAAAAAAAAAACTATAACTATTTCTGTCGTTTTTTTATTGAATTTATGGTCTCGGTGATTTTATTATGACGAATAGTTTCATTAATTGCCTTTTCCTTTAAAAATAATTCTCTTTTTATTCTATCATAATCAGACTCATTTTCTTTTAGTAATTGTTCTTTATTTGAATCAACTTCCATAAGCTTCATTTTTATATCAGCATTAATTTGAAGTTCCTTTAAGAGCCTTTCATGTTCCATTTCCTCCTTTCTAATTCTCTCATTAGCCTCAATTTCTTTATCAATCTGTTCAGCCTGTAACTTTGCCTCCTCAGCTCTTCTTTGCTCAGTTTCATATTCATGTTGTTCAATTTTTCTTTTTATTTCAGTTGGGTCTTTTATATTAATTAACTCAGTAATAAGAGATAATGAACCTTGATTTTGTAAATATGGTATTTGAATTTGTTTAATTTGTTCTGTTAAATTAATAGCTTCAGACGATGAATCAATTGCTATACCATAAGATGCTGCTGAAAATGAGCTACCGTCAAAATCTAATATTGCTCTTGTTCCATTATCCATCAAATAAGCTCTTTTTTCTTTCTTATCTTTCCATGCTATTTTAACAGTTTCAATTATTGTAGCTAAAACTCTATCCCTAAAATTATCATCAACGCTAAAATATTTTTCAGTATTATTACTTGATTGTTCAATTGAACTTCGAACTCCCCCTACAGTTTCCCTTGCACCAACCGCACCTTTTCTTTGTGGAGAAATACCAGTTATGTCATCTATTTTGCTTTCAATAAATTCAAGCATTCTTATGTTCATTGTTATCAAATTGAAATCACCAATTTGAAGTGAGCCGGGATTATGCCCAAGTCCTCCTGCTAATTTACCCTGGGCGGCACCCTCTTGTCCTTCATTAAATGGGTCTTCAACATATACGCCAAATTTTTGCATGTAATACATAACCTTCTCAACTGACCACTTGTCTGGTTTTGTTGCCAAATTAAACCTAGCTATATGTCCTTGATATTTTACCATATCTTGCTGCAATCTATACATGTAGAAGTTGTACAAAATTTGATATGGTTTAACTTGCCCGACTAAAGACTTGCTTCTTGATGAGTTCACATTTAAATTATTAGCTACAATCCCAGGTAGACAAATGCTGGGATTATCCGAGTCTCTGAATTGAACTCTCTTTGCTCTATATTTTAAATAAATATTACCCATCTTTGTACATTCGTACCATTCTGATAAATATTCATATTTAATATTTTCACCTAATTCTTTGTTTGGAGTATAATGTTCTGAAACGTATTTTTTCTGAATCGTCCCATCTAAATCTCGGTATTCCAAAAAGCCAATACGACGTTGTCCCTTCCACATTGTTGTTATTGCCAATACATTACCATTATTATCAATTAATCTTGTATTGTTTTTAGCTTTCTTTTCAAAAAATACATTACAACCATCTCCAGTTGGAGATTGCATTGCAATAACAGAATTAATGTCATATACTTCATTTAGTATTTGTCCATTCGGATATGATGCACTACTTGGAGTTTTTCTAAGATACTCTTCTTGAAGACATGCCCTATCTTCTTTAGAAAGAAAATCATGGTATCTATCTATAACAGTTCCTATAGGCAGTCTTTTAATTATAATAAGAACATCTGCATCTTCTGATTTGTACGAATCGTTTGGCATAAACGCATAAAAATCTTCAGGATTTATTCTTTCACATATAACCCCTCCTCCTAATATATCTACATTTATAATTTCTTCATTATAAGTTAATAAATCTTCAAAAGCCTTATTAAATTGTTCCTTTAAATCTGTATTTTTTAAAAAATATTTTATAACATCATTAGCCATTCTAGTGTGATGGTCAACATAAGTATATTTACTCCACCTGTCAAATCTTTTCAATTCTTCGTTAATTTGTTCTTCACTCATAGACTGCGACATTAATACTTCAGTCATTAAGTTTTTGAATTTTAAAGATATTCCATCAAGTTCGGTATTTATTTCTTCTGATTTTATTGCATAAGCAATAGGTTCGTATATTCTTTTTCTCCTTTCTCCGTATAAAAAATTCAAAGAACTATTTACTATTGGATAGTTTCTATAATTATCTAAATTTGTTTCTATGCTAAAATTATTTGGATTTAATGTTGCTAAAATTTCTTCTTTAGAAATTTCACCATTAACAAAATTTCTACAAGATATTTTTTCATCTAAAGATAATCTAAAACTATTATCAGTTCCACTATTCATCAATCCTATTATCGCATCGGCATTTTTCTTATACCACTCTTTAGTTTTTTTAATTTCAGGTATAGCTTGAGGAGGAAAATTTGTTCTAACAATATCCATAATTTAATTTTATTAATTTGTAAAATTATTTATTATCTGTATTATCAGCAAATATACTTAATATGTTTTTTTTATTTTCAACCCAACCTTTATTAAAAAATTCGTCATCAGCGGCTTTGTTTATCTTTTTCTTTAAATTAATAATAAATCTTCGCTTATCTTCAAAAGTTATCATCAACAGTATTAATGCGGAAATTCTATCAAAATTACCACCAGGTTTAAAACTCATAAATTCTTTTAATAAGGCTGGAGACTTTATTGTTTGAAGAATGGTCATTTCTGTATCCTCATTTCCGTCTTTAACCTTTTCATCAAGCCATTGTACTAACAATTCTAATCCCCAAGATATAACATCTAAATTAGTATTAGTCCCTAATGATTTATTTCCAATTCCTCTTGATTTTTGAATATTTTTTTGTATAAGTATTTCTGGAGTTTCTAATAATAAATACAATGATGCTTTATTTAACATATGCCCATAGAATCCTTTTTTATTATTTTCGTAAAGTATTCTGGCATTATAATATATGGCTAATTTTCTTACATTCTCGTAATATTCGTCTACCAGATAAGTTCTTGCTGTATATTCAGCTACTATCTTATTAGTCCATGTATCTAATACAAATGCTGATTGTAAAGATCTAGTTATATCTGAGTTGCCGTCATCATCTACTGGATCACAATTATGCGTTGTTATATGATGACACATAAAAGTATGTGTATCACATTCAAAATTGTATACTGTTCCTGTATATTTGCTTTTAACTATCTTTTCTATTTTAAAATGAATATAATTATTATCATCACTTAAAAAACA